ATGCAATTGAAAAAGCGGCAAAGATATCTATTGGTACTGGAGGTATAGGTTCAACAGCTCATCTTTTAGGATTAGAAGTGGCTAAAAAATATCCAAATTCTATCATTGTACCTTATAATTCTTCAGCTGAACTATTACAATCAGCAATTGGTAATAATGTTGATGTAGCTATTGGCTTTCTTAATTTATGGAAAGGACAAATTGAATCTAGATTAGTTAATCCATTGGGAATAAGTGGAGGTGATTCTTACTTAAACATACCAAATTTAGAAGGTCAGATTGCAAAAAATATGGTCAATAATTTCTTTCTTGTAGCAAATCAATCACTTGATTCTAAATTGTATGAAGAATGGAAACAACTATTTAAAACTGCCAATTTAGAGTTACAGAAAAATGATATATATAAAAGTGAATTGTGCTCTCCAATACAAGCCTCTGATGATTGGTTGATGAACCAACAAAAATTTTGGTTAAATATTACAAAGTAGTATTGCCAAAGTATTAATTTTATGATAGGATTACATTATGTTTACATATTGCCCACCAAAACCTCTGCAAGACCTCAAATCAACCACATTTCCTGACGGTAAAAGATACTACTCTTTACCTGATGGAACTAGGTTACCATCCGTTACCACCGTTCTAGGTGCTCAGAAGAAACAAGCCATTATGGCATGGCGTAAGAGAGTTGGTGAAGAAGTTGCCAACAAAATCTCAAAGAAGGCCACAGGTCGTGGTACCAATGTTCATACTCTATGTGAGAGATACTTAAACAATCAAGGTACAGGTGATATGATGCCTGATGCCAAAGAAATGTTTGTATCATTAAAACCAATTCTCAATCGTATTAACAATATACATTATCAAGAGCAGGCTCTATGGTCAACCAAATTAGGTATGGCAGGTCGTGTAGATTGTATTGCTGAGTTCGATGGTGAATTAGCATCTATTGATTTTAAAACATCAGCAAGAATAAAATCGAGAGAGAATATTTTAGATTATTTTTGGCAGACAACTGCGTATGCTTTATGTTATGAAGAACTCATTGGTACACCTATAAATAAACTAGTCGTAATCATGGCAGTTGAAGATAACCCACCTCTTATCTTTATAGAGAAAACCGAGGACCACATAGATGGTTTAGTTGAGGCGATTAAATTTTACCGAGAACAAAAATGAAAAAATTATTATTCGTATTACTATTACCATTTGCTGTCTTTGCACAGATTAACCAACAATGTTCACAGTTTACAGTTAATGGTACACCACAATACGAACCACAAGCAGGTGACCAAGAAATCTGCCATACAAATTATGCTGTGATACATCGGTGTTCTGTTAAAGCACCTGTGGCAGTATTTGAACATCTTACAGTAGCTGCAATGACTGGCCCAGCAAAGCGTAAAGATAACTTTAGGCCTGACCCATTAGTAACACCACAATGTTCTGCTAGTCTTGCTGACTATGCTATTGTAGGTAAAACTCATGACCGTGGTCACATGGCACCTGCAGGTAACAACACACAGAATGATGCTATTATGAGTGAGAGTTTCTTTTTAAGTAATATGGTCGCACAATTAGCAAATAACAATCGTGGTATTTGGAAACAATTAGAAACATGGGAACGCCAATGGGCTTCGGCACCTAATACAGATTTCTATATTATATCTGGTGGTATATTTGACCAAGGTCATCCTGTGATTGGCAATGGATTAGGAATGCCAACACGATTATATAAAATCATCATAGAGAAAAATAGTAAACAGGTTCAAGCATATATGATGCCTAATGCGGCCTTGCCTGTGGCAGATTTACCAAAATATCAAGTACCAATGACTGCCGTTGAAGAAGCAACAGGCATGAAATTCGGTTTAGGACAGTAACTAAAAGTGGTAGGAGTCAATAGGACACTTGACTTTTCATAAATACTATGTTATACTGTAAAGATTCGTAGAAGTTATTAAAAAGTTTGGCAAGACGGGAGTGCGAATCTCCCCATCTCCACCGAAGCATATTAAAATCTGTAAAACGATTAGGGCTGGTATCCCAGAGTCACTCAAAGAAACTCTAAAGTGCCATAGTATGTTTCGTTGGGGATGAATAGAATCGATTGCCTGATTAGTATAATAATGGAGAATCGCCAGAGAAGGCGTAATAACTAAATTAAGTAACCGCAAACGATGAAAAGTATGCACTTGCTGCCTAATAGGTAAGCGGAGTTTCGGTGGATGAACTTAGCAACAGAATCATCCATCATTTTTTTAACAACAACGGAGTAACAATGAAGAAATCTCTATTAATTTTGGCATTATTAAGTGCTGGTCTAGTACAAGCTCAAGTAACAACAAACTTGGGTGCAACTAGTGATTATCGATATCGTGGAATCAGTCAAACTCAAAACGCACCTGCAATTCAAGGTGGTATTGATTATGCTCACAAGAGTGGTGTTTACATTGGTAACTGGAATTCATCCGTCAGTTCACAATTATACACTAACGGATCGGGTGTAGAAAGCGACTTATATGCTGGATATAAGAAAGAAGTTTTAGGAGTAACACTAGATGTTGGTTCTTATAACTATTTCTATCCACGAGCTTCTGTAGCTAAAACAAACTACGACACTAAAGAAGTTTATGCTGGCGTAGCAAAAGGTCCTGTTTCTATCAAAGTAAGTCAATCACTAGGTGATTATTTTGCTGCTAGCAATAGTAGAGGCACAAGATATTTCCAAGCTGATGTAACATATCCAGTTGCGGCCACAAAAATTAGTGTTCTTGCTCACGCAGGTAAAACTGATGTTGCAAACAACACAGCTTCGGATTACACAGACTACAACTTTGGTCTAGGTTATAATATTGCTGGCTTTGATATATCTGCCAAGTATTATGCCAATACAAACAAGACTTCAACATTTCAAACAGCCAACACCTTAAACGGTCAGAAGTTGTATAAGAATGCTGCAGTATTGTCCGTATCAAAGACATTCTAATTAATAGAGTTTTACTGTTCTCTCCAAAAACAGTTTCTAAAACCCCCATCTAAAAATCAGAAGTTCTTGGGTCCAAGGTCAAAGCACCGACTGTAAACAAAAGGAGATATGATGTTCTCATCAAAATCACTAAAACACATAGCAATATTTTTAATCGCAACCATTCTTGCCTATACAATTCCTACATTGGCACAGGATATGATTGCCAACCAGATACAGGAAGAGGTATCAAAAGATTTCAAAAAGCAAATGGAATGCTTAGCTAGAAATATTTACCATGAGGCCGCATCGGAGTCATTTGAAGGTAAACTAGCCGTAGCGCAGGTCGTATTGAACCGTGCTAATGATCCTAAATTTCCCAAAACAATTTGCGAGGTTGTCTACCAAAGAACATACTCGGCAAATAACCTATTAGTATGCCAGTTCTCATGGACTTGCGTAAAGAATCTGGTAGTTCAAAACAGGTATCAATGGCAAGAATCAGAAATAGTTGCGAGGATGGCCTTGACAGAACCATCGGTTCATGATAAAATAGCAAGGACAAATTCAATGTATTATCATGCCAGTTATGTAAACCCTGGATGGAATTTGAAGAAGGTTACCAAGATTGGTCAACACATATTTTATAAGAATTGATATGCCCACAAAAGATGAAATTTCAGAATTTAGTATAATGATTAAAGAATTGGCAGTAAACAAAAGGATCGGATTGATGGATGCTATTTGCCATCATTGTAAAGAGAGTGGACTGGAAGTTGAAGTGGCAGCCACTCTTATATCCTCTGCCTTAAAAGCGGAGATTAGAGAAGAAGCACAGTCACTCAACCTAATTAAAAAGACCTCCAAGCTGCCTATATGAACGAGGGAACAGGTTTTGCAGCCTTTGCATTGTATAATGCTCTGAAGCTGCACTTTACATCAAAATCTTATGATTACTTTAAGTATAATGGTAAGACTAATGTAACCAAAACTACATTTTCTTCCCGTAAGGACAAGTATTCATTCTACAAACTCAGCCGCAAATACTCTTTGGATGAATTAAAGCAATTCTATATTGCCAACTTCTTAGAAGGTGATAAGTGGGTCGGTGAAATGACCAATGCTGAAGGTGAGGATGCCTACAAGAAGTGGATGAAAAGACAACAGAGCTTGACTTATATCTTTGAGAATGATATCCTATACCTTGTGGATCATTTTGAGAATGATAAAGAGTCCATCATTAAAGTGTATAACGGTGAGCATCCAAATTTATTGAGCTTATTGAT